CGTTGACACTAGAACTTCCACTAACTGGTCTTGCATACTTATATCTTAATGCAGCAGAAATTGAAGATATACCAGCCCAATTAGCACATTATAGTCTAGAAATTCCAGATGGACAATTTAACTTTCCAGTATTCGTAGACCCTGCTGCAGGAGCAAGGGGCGACATGAATGTGTTGAATAGCGTATTACCTAGTTTTGTTCCTAGCCAAGCAGTTACTATACCTACAGGACAGCCCTTCCCTAATCTGAATCCTAACGTAAACGCAAATAGTCCTTTACCAAATGCTAACATTTATTATAGTTCAACTATCAATACGCAGGACAATCCTATACTTACTATACAAACTAAGTTAGAAGAGTATAATGGATACATAACAATTGAAGGCACTTGTAACCAACAACTCACAGATTGGTATCCTATTATTGAGACTGAAGAGTATGATAATGTATCAGCAACACAAGGTTATACCATCACAGGTTTTCATCCATTCGTTCGTATGGTATTCACAAGCAACGCTGGTGTAGTAACTAATATTTTGGCAAGGTAAGATACCAATACTATTTGTTTTTACACAACACTCTGTTATAATTACTGAGTGTTTGATATTCTTCAAGTAGTTCCAGGCAAGAAAAAACTTACGCAAAGCGGCTGGCATAGTTTCAATGCTATCTGTTGCCATTATCGTGGTCATAAAGCCGATCGTCGCAGTCGCGGCGGTATAAAGTTTGATGGAGATAACTGGAGTTATCATTGTTTTAATTGTGGATTCAAATGTACATTCACTTTAGGACGCACACTAACAAGAAACACTAGACAATTGTTGTCTTATTGCGGAATTGACAAAGATGACATCAATAAGTATAGCCTCGAGAGTTTACAACACAAAGACTTACTAGATTTTGTGCGTGTGAAACGCGAAAAGAAAAAGGTAAAATTTAAAGAAATGACATTACCTGATGCTGAACTTATTGATGAAAATAATCCTAAGCATCAAATTTATGTTTCATATTTAAACAAACGCAAAATTCGTATATCTGATTATCCTTTCATGTGTACACCTGATTTGGAAGGACGACAATCAAATCGCATCATCATTCCCTACACATATGAAAATAAAATAGTAGGACATACTAGTAGGTACTTAGATGATCGTACACCGAAATTTATTAACGAGCAACAACAGGGCTATGTATTTGGTTATGATTTACAGAAGCCAGATTATCAAGTTTGTATAGTTACAGAAGGTATATTTGATGCATTAAGCATAAATGGCTGTGCATTAACACACAATACTATAAGCGACGAACAAGCAGAAATCTTAAAAAATCTAAACAGAAAAATTATTGTTGTGCCGGATCAAGACAAAACAGGTTTACAAATATGCGATAGGGCGCTTGATTTGGGTTTTTATGTGAGCATACCAAATTGGGAAGATGATATTAAGGACGTGAATGATAGTCTAGTAAAATATGGTAAACTAGCAACATTGCTAAGTATCTTGCAGTCAGCAACAAACAGCAAGATCAAGATAGAAGTAAAGAGGAAACAACTTGATAAACGACTACAACATTGATGTACAAACACTATTCTTGCGAATGATGGTCACAAACGCTGAACTTTATACCCGCGTCATGAATATTATGAATAGTGAAAATTTTGATAGAAGATTGCGACCAGTCGCAGAATTCATCATTGACCATACGAAAAAATATAATGTTATCCCGGAACCAATACAGATCAAGGCTACAACTGATGTCACTATTGATAAACTAGAAGAACTTGATGAAGGACATTATGATTGGTTCCTAGAAGAATTTGAATCATTCACTAAACGACAAGAACTTGAGAGGGCTATTCTTAAGAGTGCTGATCATCTTGAGAAGGGCGAGTATGGACCTGTGGAGAAACTGATCAAAGATGCTGTTCAGATTTCTCTACAGAAGGATATGGGCACAGATTACTTTGCTGATCCTAGAGCAAGACTCATGGCATTGAAATCAAACAATGGACAAAACAGCACAGGCTGGCCAACACTTGATCAGAAACTATATGGTGGATTCAATCGCGGCGAACTACAAATCTTTGCAGGTGGTAGCGGATCAGGTAAGAGTTTGATCATGCAGAATCTTGCGGTCAACTGGGTACAGAATGGACTCAATGGTGTCTATGTCACTCTTGAATTGAGTGAAGGCTTGTGTAGTATGCGATTGGATAGCATGATGACTGATACTAGCACAAGAGAAATTTTCAAGGATCTTGATAATGTTGAGATGAAAGTCAAGATGATCTCAAAGAAGGCAGGTCAATTACGTGTCAAGTATATGCCGGCGCAAAGCAATGTCAATGACATCAGAGCGTATGTAAAAGAGCTGCAAGTACAGACAGGAATGCGCGTTGACTTCATGTGTGTTGACTATCTTGATCTTATTATGCCTGTGACCGCAAAAGTAAGTCCTAGCGATTTGTTCGTCAAGGACAAGTATGTATCAGAAGAATTACGTAACCTTGCTAAGGAACTGAACGTATTGTTCGTCACAGCAAGTCAGTTGAATCGTAGCGCGGTGGATGAAATTGAGTTTGATCATAGTCATATCGCAGGCGGAATCAGTAAGATCAATACTGCTGATAATGTGTTCGGAATCTTTACATCGCGTTCTATACGTGAAAGCGGAAGATATCAGATACAACTTATGAAAACTCGCAGCAGTTCAGGAGTAGGACAGAAAATTGAATTGAAATACAACGGGGATACTCTACGTATCACAGACGACGGAGAATCATATCAAAAGGAACCTAGCCCTAGCCCTAGCCAAATTATGAGTCAAATCAAGACGACCAGTCAAATTGGGTCCGTAAATGAGATAGTCTCTAGGACTGTAGAACCCGAACAAACAAGCAAAAATGTTGATGTCCAAAGCGTAAAATTGAAAAGTTTGATAGCGTCATTAAAGAAATAAACTCCCTAAAATAGATAAATATCTATATGCAAAAGCAAACTAAAAGTCTCTTAGAAGAGTTAGAGGCCATTGGTCAAAATCGTGACATGAGACATGTTATTGAAAACCGTGCCAATAATGTCATAACAAGTGCTATTAATTTAATAGAATTAATTAATAAAAACTATAGCACAGACAAAGCCGAAATACTGGAAAAGAAACTTTTAAGTGCTATAAAAAACAGGGAGCCTAATAGATTTTCCAAATCTATTAGAAAGAAGGATGACAAAGAAGTTAAGTGAAAACGCAGGCAATATAATAGATGCACTTAGCGGTGCTTATGATTTTGCTAAAAATGTTAAAAATCCTTTAGGCAACTATGCTGCTAGACAAAAAACTGGCTTTAGCCCAGAACAACAACGTGCATACGAGATTTTTAGAAAAAACTTTATAAACGATATCGCTGATCTAATTGATTACGGTATTGAAAGAGAAAAGTTCACATTAGATACTCCCAGCCCTTTAGGGCCTGACTTAGCCATATCCCAAAGACCATCAGGAAGTAGGACAATTTCTTATCCGTCAGATTTTAAAGGTTCAAGAACTTGGAATAATACAAAAGATTGGCTTGAGGCTTATAGAGATGAGTTGGCGGCTATCGCTAATCAACAGCCAGACTTGCCGCCTCCTCCTGCCCCGCAAATACGAAGTCAGATGAATTTACCTTTAGATACTCCCCCTGAACCAGGAGTAGTACCCCAAGCCAGCACTCTAGGAGCGCAAGATTATGGGAGCGACTGGAGACAATTTGACAAACCTGCACTACAAAGAAGAAGGCAAACTCCTGCTCCTAAGTCAGTAACTCCCTCCCCTCAACAAACAATGCCCCGGGTATCAGAACCTGTCACGTTTGGAGGAGTGAAATATTACAAGGTAGACGGTAGATGGGTAAATGCAAAGGGTAGACCTGCTGATAAAAATACTAGCGATTTATTAAACAAGGTCCCGTTAGATGAGTCTTTTCCTGTCAAAGCAACAGTAAATGGTGTGACGTATACACATACTAAAGACGGTTGGTATAGCGACACCCATAAGGCAGAGGGTACTTTAGCAGAGTATTTAAATGAATCCTATATGTCTGCTTTAGTAGAGACAATCAATTATAACAGACTACAGAAAAAATATACGCAGTTATTAGAATCAACCGGATTACCGACGCTTGGGGATTATCTTTATAACAGTTTGATAAAAAAACATGTAGAATCTAATGATATTCCGCCTGCTGTTAAACTTCAAATACAAAATATATTAGATAATTTAAACAATAGCGTAACATCAAAAAACAAAGGTCAGGTTACTAAAGACCTTGAAAATATCGCTTTTTTAATCTTTAAAAATAGTTTCAATCTAATGCCTAGATTGATGCGTAAAGACAATCTCTAACACCGTGTTTTTTTGCCACAGGCATAAATAATAGTATGAGCCTCATGAAGGTTCAAAATAACATGGAGATTTAGAAAATGGCACAATTCACAAGAGTCAATGGTGACTTTAAACAAGTATTATGGTTAGACGCACCAGATTATACTAACACTGGTGTAAACGCTGTAACTTCAGCAGTAACAGTTCAGCCACAAGGCCCAAAGTTAGACTTTTTCACTCTAACAGGCAATGGCTCACAGATCGCTGACAACATTCAAGCTACATTCCAGACTATTCAACAGTTAGCAACTATTCATATCTATGAATATACAAATGCTACTGATGATACTCTAGCAATCGCAGTATATCCAACAGGCGCATGGACTGTTGCATCACTTGATGCAGCATTAGCAAATGCTTGGACATCAGCAAACGTAGCTGCTTCAGCAACAGCAACTTTCACTAACTAATAGTTAGTTTTTAGTAAGCAGAACAAGGCCCGAGAAGTAAAATTCTCGGGCTTTTTTGTGGCTGTAAATACGGCATGTCTCATAGAATCGCATGTTACACATTGTTTGATATAACTAAAACAGGTATATTGAATAGAGCCAGACCCGCTGATGATGTAACAGATTTTAATCTATGGTCTGATCAACGTGCGTCACAATGCAATTTAGACACGCTATTACAAGTGATATCTTTACGATCTCAACCTGATAATTCTACAATACCCCTAGCACAGTCTTTGAACTTGTCAGATACACATAATTTTGGAACACAGTATAACAAAGGATTAACTTATGTATGGAGTTTTGATTTTGAAGTTCAAAATTCCTCTGTTTTTGACGACGGGGATAACACACTAGGTGCTCTGTACAATGACTGTCAGGGAGTTCCTATGGTCAACACAAAAAACCAATTAAAGAGTTTGGAACTTATGCTTGACACAACAAATGAAAAAAGAAACATTTATTTTGTTAAATATAGTAATGAACAAGATTGATATTAAAAACAAGATTTCTGATCTTTTTATTTCCCGAGACAATGACGGAACATATAATCTTTTTGGGAACTATGTCATTTCAACCATAAACGGACAATATCATCTTGCTAAAAATGATGACTCTAATATCCTTATTTTTTATAGTTTAAAACATGCTGTTACTTGGTGCGTATTTGATAAAGCAAACAAATATAAAGAAGTAAAAAGAGTACATGAACTAGATAACGATATAGTGTCGGCCGATGCGTTGATTGCTAACTATAACCGTCTTATGACCAGTTGTAAAAATAGCAATAAATACATATATAAAGCAAAACTTATTGAGCAGAAGCTCAAAAAGCGTAAAATGCTTGAAGAAATTAACGATTTTACTGGATTATCCAAATATATGCAGAGCAAGAAGTTCGCTGAAAATCAACACAAATAATCGTTAATATGATAAATATATTATAATACTGGGATATTACTATGAAACTTAATGAATTAGGATACGCTAATACAGCAGTAAAGGCTTTAAAGTCAAATTTTGATTTTAATTTAGATGTTACTAAATTAGATCGCGGTCAAACCTTTAATTTTTTAACTAAGGTTAATAATGCACTAAAGGAGGCTAAATTAAAGCCAGATTTTGTAAAATCACAAACTAATGAAAACTATTTAAAAATGACTTTCATAGCCCAGGCTTTAAATGAACATTATAAATCATTTAAGAATACACGTATCGTTGTAGAGAACAAGGCTGTTGAAGATGCTCAAAATACTTTAGCAGCACAGGATATGGTTGATAGTGTTCAAAAAATGATTGAACAAGTAAACGATATGCTTGTCAAAGAATTACCTGCGCTTACAGATAGTTTACTATCAGAGATGGGTCCAGAACAATCAGGACAATTTAATCAACTAGCCAACGAAGCATTGACATCATTGAATCAAGCATTAAGCCAAAGCAAGCAAGTATTGCAACAGGCTATGGGTGCTATAACTGGTGGTGATGCAGGATTTGATCCAAATGCAGGCGGCGATGAAATGGCAGTGACTGACATTGCTGTAAAATCTCCTGAAGGAGATGCCGACGCTATGATGGCTGCAGCAGGTCCTGCTGCCGGCGCTGCTCCTGCTGAACTTCCAGCAGAAGAACCAGAAGAAGAAATGACTGGTGGAGTTGGTAGAGCAAAGAGGTAAGTAATGTACCTCTATGAATTCACTAACGATTATCTTGCAGCAAATATTATAGCAGCGGTAGATAATCTTAAACAAAAAATTCACAATGGTGAAATCACTAAAAATTTCACTATGGATGAATTACTCAATTATTTTGAAAACTTCGGTATTGATTTAAACCCAGTTGACATTTATACTATGAGTCAGGTGCATCCACTAAAATCTGTGGTACATCCTATAAGCGGTAAAGAAGTTAGATTCAAAGGATTGCCGCAAGATCCTACTCCCGCCGAAACACCGCCCCCTGAACAAAGTAAAGAAGTAGTTGCTAGAATGGCTAAAAAAGCCCAAAAATAATTGAAATCATAAAATTTGTAGTGTAAACTAGTGAAATGATTAGTCTTACTGAACGAGCCAAACAAAGATTTAAAGAACAACTACAACAGCGCGGTAAAGGTATAGGGATACTTGTAGGCGTCAAAGAAACAGGTTGTTCTGGTTACTCATATACTCTAGACTTTGCCGATAAGTGGAATCAAAATGATTACCTTGTTATAAAAGATGATCTTTATGTCTATGTAACAGAAGAAGCATTTAAATATTTAAATGGTATGACAATTGATTATATAAAGCAGGGACTAAATGAAAAATTTGAATTTATAAATCCAAATGAAACAGGACGTTGTGGGTGTGGAGAAAGTTTTACTATATGACCTTAGAAATATCACATCTTGTTACAAATGGCTGTAGTTATACTTATTGTCAGGGTCTTTATGACCCTCCTGTTCAAGGATGGCCTAGATTACTTGCAGACAAATTGGGCGTACCTATCGTAAACTTAGGAGATCCTGGCTCAAGCAATGATGGCATCGTAAGAAGAACCTATAATTATTTTTATAAGAATTTTAATCGTAATTGCAAGCCCCTATATATCATTGCGATGAGTCAGGCTATGAGGCGAGAAGAATACTATGCCGAATATCCTCATAATGCGACTAATTCTGAAAAAATAAATGATTATATGTATTTGGCAGCATATGATGAAAATGATCCTTTAAGCAAAGCCTTATACTCACAGATGGATGAAACAGGCATGTGTTTCTCACAAGAAAGAAAATATAGATTATGGGCTTCTTTGATCAATTTGTTTAAGGCTCATAATAACCCTTATTTTATTGGAGATTACATGCCCGATAATGATTCAAAAATACATCAATTTATGACAAGTAGGTTTAGTGAATTATATAATTATGTTAATCATGATCCTTTTCAACTAGGACAACTTAGTAGATTTTCAGACGGTAATATATATCCTAAGGCTAAAGATGGAAGTCATGACGGTCCCGAAGCACAGGTCGCTTTAGCAGATTTTGTCTATAACAAAATTATAGAAAAATATACTGATATCAAAGTTAAAACTGATGCAGACTTTTTAACACTTAAAGATTTTCCTACAAGTTTCTTGAGGCGGTTTAGAAGTGATAACAAATGGTTCCGCTACCAAATGAATCTACACTATGCGAAAGATTATGATTTATAACTATGAAATATATACCGACGAAGTTTAATTACACAGTACTAGAAAAAACAAATTTAAACGGCTCAAGAAAGTATGTAACTCCAGATGGATTTGCAGTTCCCAGTGTCACCACAATACTAGAAGCCACTAAACCAGAAGAAGCGAAGCAAGCACTACGTGAATGGCGTAAGCGTGTAGGAGAGCAAAAGGCTAAGGAAATTACTACCGAAGCCGCTGGCCGCGGTACACGTATGCACAAGTTTCTTGAGAATTTTGTAAAGACAGGTATAGCAGGAGATCCAGGAAAAAACCCTTATAGTATTCAGAGCCGTGACATGGCTGAAGAAATAATCAATAAAGGTCTTAACAATTGCCAAGAGTTTTGGGGTACTGAAGTCAGTCTATACTTTCCTGAAGTTTATGCAGGAACCACCGACCTCGTGGGTGTGCATGACGGTTCAGATGCTATCATGGATCATAAGCAGACAAATAAGCCTAAAAAGCGTGAGTGGATTGATGACTATTTCTTACAATTAGCAGCCTATGCTAATGCTCATAATGAGATTTACGGAACAAAGATACGTAAAGGTGTCATTTTTATGTGTAGTGCTGATAAGAAATATCAAGAGTTTTTGATTGAAGGAGTAGAGTTTGACCGTTATTCTGATCTATGGTTCAAACGTTTAGAACAGTATTACTCCACATTTCTATAGGGGTAATTTAGTATAAATAGTTGTAATACCGGTATATTATAACTATGTCTATAATTCAGATTTCCAAAATTTTACAGAGATCAGGTGATTTAGTCGATCTCCCACAATTAGATCAAGCAGAATTTGGTTTTGCCAGCGATGCAAGTCGTCTTTTTATAGGTAAAACAACAGGCATTCCTGAGAATGTTGAAATCTTAACAGCATATTCTAATATTTCTTTTAGCCAGATAGACGGCGGCTACGGTAATTTAGATATAAGCAGTAGTGTTGCCGACGGAGAATTATTAGTATTTGACGGGGATAATTGGGTAAATCGCGGCGGCGCCGCTGGCGGTTTAATCACATTAGGTGATGTAAGCAACGTCAGAATTGATGGCGGTACCATTGGTTATGTCTTGACTACAGATGGAACTGGTAACTTAAACTGGAGTCCTAATGGCGTAGTTATAGGTAACATTCAAAATGTGACACAGGCTAATCATGGTGTAGTTACAACAACTGAACCATTTTACCTTCCTAATAGTTCATCAGTAACTATTACAGGTGTTGTCGGCATGATACAACTGAATAGTAATTCTTACTATATAGGCAATGTTACATCAACTACTTTTAGATTATACTCTGATATAAATTTAACTATTCCAGTAAACACAAGTAGTTTCTCAGCATATGTTTCTGGTGGTAAATTTGTTTGCGCTCCAGCCGGTAGCGAAGGTTCAGCAAATGCTGCAGGGGTCACCACTAGTGTTCAATTTAACACAAACAATTTGTTAGATGCCAGTGCAAATTTCACATTCAACAAAACTACAAATAATCTTACAATAGATCCTGGTAATGTAATTATAGGTAATAATTTAACAGTATCTGGCAATGCGAATATCTCAAACTTAGTTGTATCTACTAAAGCAAACTTAGGTGCTGTAGGAAATGTTACTATCACAGGTGGCACAAGCGGACAAGTCTTGACCACTTATGGAAACGGCACAGTATATTGGGGTGCAGGAGGAGGAGTAAGTGGTGGTGGCTATTACCTACATACTCAATCGTCAGCAAGTACAACCTGGGTAATAAATCATAATTTAAACACACTTTATGTAAACGTCAACCCAGTTGATACTAGTGGTAATTCCTATTATGGACGTTATGATTTTCCTTCGGTGACATATACTAATGCTAATAGTTTGACATTGACTTGGAGTAGTGCGATAGCAGGAAATTGCTCTGTGATCGCAGGCGGCGTGAATGGTAATGGTAGCCCCGGTGGTGCCAACACTTATGTACAATTCAATGATGGTGGTTCAGTATTCGGCGGTGATGCTAACCTAACATTCAATAAAACTACAGGTGTTTTAAATGCCGTAATGACGACTCTAACTACAGGCGCAGTTGGCACAGCAGGAACTATGACAGGCAATTGGTCTTTATCTGTTGGTTCTAAATTACAATCTACATATGCTGACTTAGCCGAATATTATGCTGCTGATAAAATGTACACACCGGGAACTGTTTTACAATTTGGCGGTGATAAGGAAGTTACTATTGCAAAAGAAGAAACTAATAAAATTGCAGGAGTAGTATCTAGTGATCCTGCTTATGTGATGAATGGAGATATACAAGCACAACATCCGGTCATCGTTGCTTTAATAGGACGAGTTAAAGTAAAGGTAATAGGAACAGTGCTTAAAGGTGACATGCTAATAAGTGCAGGTAACGGTATTGCAAAAGCAAGCATCATTGATCCTAAAATAGGTACAGTGATAGGCAAAGCAATAGAAAATAAATTTGACGGTGACGAAGGTATGATCGAAGTCATGGTCGGTAGATTATAAGATAAATACAACACAGGATTAAAACAATGGCATCATACGTATATACAGCGAGTGGTTCAGCAACAGCATCAGCAAACATAGCAACTGATAAAGTCAGAATTGCGACTACGGCTTCACCAATTCAATATACTACCAGTTTCCCCAATGTTGCGTTAACTGGTACTGTAACTTGTGCTACGAACAGTAATGTAGTAACTGGATCAGGCACATTATTTTTATCACAGTTGAACGTAGGTGCTTGGATAGGAAATACAGCAGGTAGTACCGTAGGCATTGTAAAATCTATTGCTAACAATACAAGTCTAACATTGACTGCTAACGCCGCAGTAGCAATATCAGGTGGTACTGCACGATATAATCCATACGGTATCCCATATACTGTAGCAGATGCTAACTCAACAATCATTCCTGCAAATACTGTTCAAAATAGTATCATCGTGGGTCAAGGTAATGTAGTATCATTCTTAGACGTTGGCGGTAATGCAGAACCATTCAGTATTACTGAAATGGGTGCTCCTCATCCTAACACTGGCACGACTGGCGTTCTAGCAACTCCAGCAGCTGGTGGACCAACTACATAATAATCACGCAATAAAATAGTATTTTTTGATAAATATAGTATGTTCATGACGTTGTTGTTATGGACTTATGCGGTCCCCGCCGCGTACCGGCTAGAACCCGGCATTATAGGAGATAAAACAATGGGTCGTCCACTTAAAATCGCAAAAGCCCAAGCAGTTGTTACATTAACTGCTACAAACGGAACTACTGAAGTAGTTACAACAAACGCAAACTTTACTAACCTAGGTATCATTGCCGGCATGCCATTCATTCCAGCAAGTAACGTAGGTAATCTATTAGCCGGTACAACATACTGGATATTACAAGTATTGAACGCAGGTAATAACAGCACATTTACTGTTTCAGCAACAGAACTATCAGCAAACCCAACATACACTAAGTTCAACTTAGGTACCACTGCTGCACAATCTGTAGCACTATCAGTCGGTGTTGTTGATGCATATTTCAACAATCCAATCGGCGGTGCAGGATATCCAGCAACTAACGCTAACACATATGGTGTAGTTGGTGGTAACACTGCAATCTACGGTAGTCAAGTTCTTTCTAACGTAGCAATTGGTCAAAATGGTACAGGTACACTTTATGCTTCTGACGCAAGTAACGTTGTCGGTGGAGCAGGTACTGATTTAGCCAACATTGCAGCCGATTCAGTTATTCAATATGTCACCTCATCAGGTTCTTTAGTAACTTTAGGTTATGTTGATACTGCAACTGGTGTAACATCTGTAGCAGTTGCGAACACTAAAAACACTGGCAACTTCGTCAGAACAACTGGCAACGCACAAACATTGTTTGAAAATCTACCAGTTACATTTGACGCTAACTTAGGTGGTCTAGTTACAGGAACTACTTATTTCGTATTGTCAATTGCTAACACATCTGCATTTACTGTTTCTACAACAGTTGGTGGTGCAGAAGTTGACTTGTCAGATGCAACAGGTACACCTAATGCGCTACAAGATACTACACTTCTAACTAATGATGCAAGTGCTAACCTCGCTGGTTCAGCATATGTATATGCAACTCCAGAAGCAGGTTTCATTGTTCGTCAGAAGGGCAAGACAAAGTACTTAGTAACAGGTGCAACAACTGGTCTAACAGCACAATGTTTCACTGCTAACGTTGCCAATACAGCGTTGACTCCAAACACAATGACTATTACAGCAACTTATGCCAACACAGCAACAAGTAAGGTTTCATCATTGAATGATTATAATTCAGAGGTGTTCCCAGCACAAGTAGCAGCAGCATCATTAGTAGCAGGTACAGTATATACCATCTATAACGCAGGTAACACTAACTGGACAGCAGTTGGTGCATTTGCTAATATGACTGGTATTACATTTACTGCAACAGGTTCTGGTTCAGGTTCAGGTACAGCAGTTCTTGCAAATGTAAATCCTGATGTAATCGCATCATTCAACTCAGCAATCGTTGCGAACGCACAGGCATCTCTACCACCTGTAGTAACTATTACAAACAGTTAATAGGAAATAGAAAATGCCAGCAGCAGTTAGAAAGAAATTTGAACAAACTGTTACAGATGTAGCAGTGTTGCAGTTAGAAGTTCGTAACCTTCATGACAAGGTTGATGAACTTAAAACTGATGTAAAAGACCTGCATGATTGTTTGGATCGTAATATGGCTGAGACTAGAGAATTTTTAAAAGAATTCCAAGAAGGTCAAACCAAACAACATGAAGAATTAGCAGACAAAGTATCTAGTATTGAAAAGATAAAATGGATGCTAATGGGCGCAGCAGCAATACTGGGCGCTACAGGTGTTGAGGCAGTTCAAATGTTTCTAACAAGTTGATAATAGTCAATATGACTAGTAAAAACGGGGCTTTATGCCCCGTTTTTATTTTGTGAGAGTTGCTAGTTTTTCTTTAACGATGTCTATATTGATAGTGCTAAACAGTCCGGGATGCATGGGTTTAGGATGTTGCCCATCTCCTATCCAAGCATAACCTACATGTTCATCATTTAAATTAGGAACAAATTCCTCATCTACGGCGCAGAAAAAGGTATGATACGTAAAATTATTATTGACAAACTTTTGGATTGGTATTAATTTTGCATCTTGTGGGAAATATCCAATTTCTTCAAAGCATTCACGCTCTAAACCCTCTAATAACGTTTCATTTTTTTCTATTTTTCCCCCGGGCACTCCCCAAGAATAGTTTGCATCTGATCTTAGTAGATATAAAAACCGCGCAGTAGATTTACAATAGAAGAAAAGTCCTGCGGAAATATTTTTCATTCAATAATTTTAACAGTTGTGAAATTAAAGTACAATACTATAGTCGCCCTGATCGTACCAACCTTCATAAGATTTCATCCATTGCCCTTCTTGTTGTACATATCGGTATTGTATATTAGTCGTCAGATTGGTCACATACTGTACGGTTGTTGATTCGCTTGCATCAAAAGATACGGACCATGACATGGTCGCTGAACTAAATTGGATAATATCGTTTGCGCTTGCTACTAAATCGCCCCATGCAGCAGTTGGGCTACCTTCGCTACCTATATCTTCAACAATTAAATATCTGCGCCCATTGATAGGTCCTGGCAAACCGAAATTTGGACCTTGTGTGATTGGATTAATCACAGCATCTACAGGATCAAGGGTGTTTTGTGGTAATGTATCTTGGTCAATATCATATATTAAAATTCTATCATCTAACGGATCTTGTACGATAGTACCTACAATATCATCTTCCATGTAAGGGTTTTGTAACCAAATTTGACTAATGCCTGGTTTATACTTGCCATAAACGTTCAACAAACTTGTCCAATATAAATTAGTATTAGGAGGTACAGGTTCTTCTAAAGTAGAGTTAGATGGATTAAATGCTTCATTTGCAGGAAGTAACTGTAATCTATTACCTATCAATAATAATTTATATCCATATGGTGTTATCTTTTGTCTTGTTCCTAATAATAAATCTTCATCTTGTATATCTTGTAAAGCCTTGCCTTTGTAAATGCTTGCGATAATTTTGTGAACAACACCCATCTTTTTAAGTTTGCTGCTTGTGCTTATCCATATAGGTAAATAAAATTTCCAACTCATCACATCAATAGGATTATTATTGCCGATCGGAATGCTACGTGAACTAAAAGTTAATCCATCTTGATAAACTACAGTTAGTGAAGTCCAATCAACGAAATTGTCAGTGCTTTGAATTTCAAGGCTAGGATTGAATAGTGTACCTAACTGCTCAATCAATTCTAATTTTTGATTATAGTTTGTAGTCCAAAAATCTACTTGCATTCTTAATGTATAAGGAACTGGCATTAATCTTTCAATCGTAAATGCTTGTCCTTGCACTTCTTCAAATGTCTGTGTTTCTTGATTATACTGTCTCTGTCTTACGTTAAGCCTGTCAACAAAGAAAGGCTCTTGTGTTCTACGTTGATCATATTCTAATCCAGTAATAAAGTAAGTAATGATAGGCGCACTAGGTAATGTGCTAGCACTATTATTTGCAATTATTGTTGAGACTTGCCTGCTTTGATCACCATACATTACAGGTACACGAACAAGTATATCATTGCCATTAGGATCTTTACCTTTAGTTACATACCAGTTACTAAAGATTTTTGCAAACTGTATCAAGAATCTGCGTATTTGATTATCGTAAAAAAATTGTGCCATGAATCACTCTTATGGTTTAGGTGGTAAGTTATCTGGTGCTAACTCAAGTATACTTGATAATGGTTGAGCAGACGGTATTAACTTCTCTTCATTATTGCTATAAATTACTGCCTCATTATTTATGAATTGTGATAACTGTGATTTATCAGTCGCGGTCATACCTGTTTCTGTTCTTACATTAGTAGAAATACGTATCCACAATTTTCCGTCCCAGCGATATAAAATTTGTGGACTATAATCAATGCGTAAGAAGTAATCACCTACTTGTGGATTTTGCGGGAACGCTATACCAGCGCCGCTTGGTAAACCATTAGGTGCTGTGCCGTCACCTGATAGATAACCAGTTTCATAACCAAAACTTCTAGGAGTTGATCTAACTATATATTGGAATGCAGGATCGCAGTCTGCGCGCCAATCCATTTCAGTGCTTATAGTTCCAGTAAACCCTGGCTGTGTAGGATCAGCATCAGCAGTCGCATATGTATTATCAGCAGTACCATATGGGCCAGTGATCGGGCCCATTGATTTTACTGTGAGTATTTTATCTCCTTCAATAAATCTTCCGCCGGATTTACTTTCAGGAGGAGGTGTTTCTATAACTTCTAAATGTGTTTGCACAAACTTATCAAGTTTATCGGACAAGTCTGTGTCTGCTGTCATATCCCAAATATTCTTTAATGCTTCTTTAGATACTCTTAGACCTATGCTAGGATTTTTGTATTTGTAATTACGCATGTAAACAACTGTACCAACAGTTGTGCTTGGTGCGCCACCACTATAAGTTACTACACTTATAGGAGGTGCTGGTTGATTTAATCTACCAGACGGAACGTTATTATTTTCATATACGCCGTATGTTGGTACGACATACATCTTGCTATTGTCATATCCTGCTTTAGGTAATATTCTTTTTGCTTCATCAAGTTGCGCATTATTGATTTCAATATTTTTATTATATGTAGCAAGTATATCTTTAAGATTCTGATTAGGATCAAGTTCCCAATATGTAGGATTAGGAGGCTTTATGCCTGCAGGTACTTCAATCTTGCTGATATAGTTTTTGTCACCAAAACTTATAACATAGCCAGGTGGGTATACTTTGTTCGCGTCCCAATCTCCGAGATAATTGTCAGTATTGATTGGCTCTTTAAGTATATTGCTAAACTCTTGACTATCAATCAGTGGTTCGCATTTGATACGCCACAAGTGTGGATACCATGTCTGACTAAATCCTTCACTTGCGAAGTTTGCATCTGTGATCTGATAGAAACGTTTTAGTGCTACCGGTATTGTTTCTTTTAATGGGTTGTAATCTAGTAAGTGTGGTAATTCTAAAACATCGCCCACCATTAGTTTTCGCCCAATAATATCAATCATGTCGTTGTAATGTACGACAATAAAAATAATATCATTGTTTAAAAATAAACCAAACTGGCTTAAATCAAAATCTAAATTCTGTACATTGTATTGCCCACGTAGCCTGTAAATATTAGGATCATACTTTCTATCACGATTTTCCAAAAATAGTAAATCTTGTATCTGTGTAGGGTCTGGTGAAATGTATTGTGGTTGTGTATAGTCCGGACTAGGTGTCTGTGCTTCAGGGCCTAAATACTTGTGTATGTATAAATCTGTCCCGCCCACAGTTAGTGTTTCGGATATCGTTCTATCCAAGTATCTGTAATCATTCTGTTTGGTAGGGCTATATAGCGACAGTTTGGGCATAGTAGTATTTAGTATAAAAATCAATGACTTACAAAGGTATTGACTTTAGCCCTGTTTTAGCGTAAAATATATAAATTAGTGAAACAACGGAGTTGTCATGGTAAAGCACAAAGTAGAAATCAGAGAGTTGAAGCCTAAGGACTTTGACTTGAAGCACATTGGTCCCGAACCCAGTTTCAATGCTGATCTGGTTGCGACTGATTGGGAACTCGCTAAGGCGTTCAATTGGTATAATCACTTTTACGATAACAAGGACGCTAAAGAATTCATTGCCCAATATCTAGATGTTGCGGGCAAGCAACAAGTTGCTAAAAGCATACGCCGTGTCAATGATAGACACATTAAGACCACTTATGGTTGGCTTGCGCGTTGTATTCTGAGGGGAAGTGTAGTGTCAAACGACACTTTGAACAAACTTCAGAGTGAGGTTGATCGTCTTGTGTCATTCACAACGGTAGATACCTCTGACGATGAAGCCCCTACTAGCAATCGCCCCAACGTGCAGGAGATCATGCGTGAGCGTACTCAGCAAGTTGGTGGTGAACTTGAGGGCTTGTGGGATGATTATCTGAAATCTGGTGCTGGTAAGGAAGGCATCAAGGCAATGGACTTGTTGTCTCAGCGCAACATTCTACCGCAGCATGTACCTATGTTGATCAGTGCGTGGGAAGGCAAACTCTATGAGTATGAAGAGGTCCTTGCAGGTAAGGACGAGCAGTTGAATGAAGCCTATGAGCGTTTTGGTAAGGTTCAATTGAAGAACATTATCAATACTATTCAGACTGTCATCGCCGATCTCAATGCGTATATCAATCTCAAGAAGGCAGGTAAGAAGCCACGTGCTAAGAAGCCCGTGCCGGTCGAGAAGATCGTCAAGCGTCTCAAGTATCTCAAAAACTTCAAGTTGGAGAAACTTGAACTTGAGAGTGTGAGCCCGACTAAACTACATAACTGTAGCGAGGCTTGGGTCTACGACACTAAGAAGCGCAAACTGCATCACTATGTCGCAGATGAGTATGCTAAGAGCCTTAGCGTCAAGGGCAACACTGTAGTTGGTTTCTGTACTAAGGAATCAGAAATCAAAACTCTA